GTGGCTGTTTGGTCAGCCAGGTTCATGAGTTCCGACCGTCACGCGATGTGACGACCAGCCGATGCCGCGCGATGCGGCGGAGGAGTATCCACCATGGCAAGTGGCGGTGCACGATCCCGGTCCGGCCCACCGCCGGACCCGAACGCGCTGCGGCGCGACCGCAAGAGTGACGGCGAGTGGACGGTTCTGCCAGCGGAAGGCCGGGCGGGCGACCCGCCGGCATGGCCGCTGACCGATGCCACCGCCCGCGAAACGGAGATCTGGAAAGACCTCTGGAGGATGCCCCAGGCCGTGCAATGGGAACGGCTGCTGCAATCAGTCCCGGTAGCGCTCTACGTCCGACGCCTGGTCGAGGCTGAGCAACGCAACTCGCCGACCGCGGCGACCACTCTGGTGCGCCAGCTTGCCGACGCGCTGGGCCTGACGATCCCGGGCATGCACATGCACCGCTGGCGCATCGCCGGGGACCAGATCGCGGCGAAGCGCGAGACCAAGACGAAGACTGCCGCCGCCGAGGAGCCTGCCCGGTCATCCGCGCGCGACCGGTTCCAGGTCGTCCGTGGCGACGCGACGGGCTGACGCAGACCAGTTCGTCGTCGACTTCCCCGCTCTGTTCATCGCGGTCGACTGGATCGAGCGCCACTGCCGGATCCCGGACGGCTTCCGCGCCGGACGGCCGTTCGAGATGTATCCATGGCAGGCCTGGTGCACCCTCAACCACTACCGGGTCCGCCAGGACGCCGAGTGGATCCCCGACGACCCGCTCATGGGTACCGCGTTCTACTACCGTCGCAGCCAGATCATCGCGCCACAGAAGACCGGCAAAGGTCCGTGGTCGGCGACCGGCGTGGCGCTCGAGGCGGTCGGGCCGGCGCTGTTCGCGGGGTGGGCGGGCAGGGACGACGGCTGGGTGTGCGAGGACCAGGGGTGCGGGTGCGGCTGGGAGTATGCGTACCGGCCGGGCGAGGCGATGGGGATGCGGTGGCCGACGCCGCTGATCCAGATCACGGCGTTCGCCGAGGACCAGACGGACAACATTTACCGGCCGCTGAAGTCGATGGTGCGCCTGGGCCCACTCTCGGATCTGCTGCGCGTCGGTGAGCAGTTCACCCGGATCATCGGCACCGAAGAGGGCCGCATCGATGTCGTGACGTCCTCAGCGCAGGCCCGTCTGGGCAACCCGGTGACCTATGTGGCACAGGACGAGACGGGTATCTGGACGGCACAGAACAAGATGATCGGCGTCGCGGACACCCAGCGTCGTGGCCTCGCCGGCATGCAGGGCCGGGGTCAGGAGACGACGAACGCCTTCGACCCGACGCAGAAGTCCCAGGCGCAGCTGACGTACCAGGCCAAGGCCAAGGACATCTTCAAATTCCACCGGCCGCCACCGAAGCACCTCAAGTACGAGGTCAAGGCGAACCGCCGGAAGATCCACGAGTTCGTGTACCGCGGCTCGACGCATGTGCGGATCGAGTCCATCGACGCCGAGGCCCAGGAGCTCATCGACAAGGGTGACCTGGCCCAGGCGGAACGGTTCTTCGGAAACCGGATGGCCGCCGGCGCCGGCGTCTGGATGGACATCGAGGCGTGGAAGGCCCGCAAGGCGCCGCGTGAGGTGCCCGACGGCACCGCGATCGTGCTGGGGTTCGACGGCAGCGACGTCGACGACTGGACCGCAATCAGAGCTGAGACCGAGGACGGGTATCAGTTCACACCGACTTACGGACTGGCCGGACTGAAAGTCCCGACGATCTGGGATCCGGCGAAGTGGGGCGGACAGGTGCCGCGACTGGAAGTCGGCGCAGCAGTCAAGGAGCTGATGACCCGCTTCGTGATCGTCCGGATGTATCTGGACCCGCCTTACTGGACGACCGAGGCGGACGCCTGGTCGGCCGAATACGGCGAGAAGAAGGTGATCCGCTGGGCGACGGCCCGGCCGCTGCAAATGCAGGCCGCTGCCGAGCGCCTGCATACCGACGTCACGAAGGCGGAGAGCGCCTGGTCGCACGACGGGTGCACGACCACCGAGGCGCATGTCGAGGCGACCCACAAGCTGCCCCGCCCAGGCGGTCGGTATGTGCTCACCAAGCCGGAGGATGGACGGAAGATCGACGCGTCCATTACCAGCATCATCTGCCACGAGGCGGCCGGCGACGTGACCGCGGCCAAGCTCTGGCCGGCCAAGACGCGCAGACGAGTGGTGGTGAGGGGCTGATGACGTCCGAGTACGACACCCTGATGTCCCTCATCGGGCTGCACGATCGGCAGCTGCAACACCTGCGGCTCATGGACGCCTACTACGAGGGTGAGCAACCCCTCTCGTACATGCATCCGGAGCTGATCCAGCAGCTTGAGGGGCAGATCCGCCAGGTCGTGCTGTTCTGGCCCCAGTTGGCTGTGGACTCGGTGGTAGAGAGGCTGAAGCTGGAAGGCTTCCGCCGGCCCGACCAGGTGTCCGGCGATGATGAGATCTGGCAGATCTGGGAAGCCAACGACATGGACGCCGGCGCGGCCCGGGCGCATGTCGAGGCTCTGGCGCTGGGCCGGTCCTATGTCACGATCGGCAGCCCGGATGCCGACGGCGACCCGCCGGTCATCACCGATGAGTCGGCGCTGGACATGATCGCCACGACGGACCCGCGGACCCGCCAGACGTCCGCCGCGCTGCGTCGGTGGTCGTCACAGGGTGAAGAGCAGGCGCAGAACGCCGATCGGGCGACCCTGTACCTGCCGGCCGCGACCATTCACTACGAGAAAGACGGCACCGGCTGGTCGGAGATTGACCGCGACACGCACGATCTGGGCGCGGTGCCGGTGGTACCGATCCTGAACCGGGCCCGCCGCAAGCGCCCACTGGGCGTCTCAGAGCTGAAGCCGATCCTGCCGCTGTCGGATGCCGCCTGCAAGATCGCCACAGATATGATGGTTGGCGCCAACTTCCACGCGCTGCCGAAGTACTGGGCGGTCGGCATCAGCGAGTCGGATTTTGTCGATGAGCAGAACAATCCGATCTCGGTCTGGAAGAACGTCGTGGGCCGACTCTGGGCGACCGAGAATGAAGACGCCAAGCTCGGCCAGTTCGAGAGTTCCGACCTGTCCAACTTCCACAAGACGCTGGACGCCTTGGCGCAGCTGGTGTCTAGCCTCTACGGCCTGCCCCCGCACTACCTCGGTTTCAGCACGGACAATCCTGCGAGCGCCGAGGGCATCAAGTCCGCCGAGGCCCGGCTGAACCTGCGTGCCGAGGTCAAGCAGGGCATGCTCGACGTCAGCTGGGAACGCACGGTCCAGATCGCCATGCGCATCTACACCGGCATCTGGGACAAGAGCTTGCAGCGCCTGGCCACCGCTTGGCGTGACCCGTCGACGCCGACCATCGCGCAGGCCACCGACGCGGCGACGAAGGCTTACCAGGCCGGCATCGTGCCGCTGCGCTACGCGCGCGAGATGATGCGCTTCACCGATCCGCAGATCCGGCAGATGGAAGAGATGGACAAGCAGGACGCGGCGACGCTGAAGATGCCGAGCGCGGCCGAGCTGATGGAACTGCGCTCGCCGCGACTGAGCGATGCGGCCGCTGGCGCCGACCCGACCGCGTCGCCCACCCCCAAGCCGCCGGTGCCTTCTGGTGTTGGCGCCTGAGCTGACCCGGCTCGCCCAGTTGCACCGCGTGCGCCAGGAGCAGCTGGCCGCCGACGCGGTTCGCCAGGTGCGACGGCATTGGGGCCTGGTCGACGCGGCTAACGTCGACGCGACCTGGCGGGCGATCGCCCAGTTGGTACTGAGCCTGGTCACCAGCCACCAAGCCGAGGCGGCGCGGGGCGCCGACGGGTACGTGTCCACCGCGCTGCGTCTGGCCGGCGAGACAGCTGACCCGGCCGGCCAGGTGGCGACCCGCTCGCTCGCCGGCGTGGCCAGCGACGGCCGGACACTGCAGGGCTTGCTGGGGTACCCGAGTTTCGAGGTCGGAGCGCTCACGGCCGGCGGCATGGACGGTGCGAGCGCGCTGACCATCGGCGGCCGCCACCTCGAGCGCATTGTCGCCACCCAGGTCTCCGACGCGGCCCGTGTGGCCACCGGTGTAGCTCAGGTCAATGACCGCAAGGTCGCCGGGTACACCAGGCTGACAACCCCGCCGTCCTGCAGTCGCTGCGTGGTTCTGGCTGGCCGCTGGTACCGCTACAGCCGGGGTTTCCTGCGTCACCCCCAGTGCGACTGCGTGATGGTGCCGGCGGCCGAGGTCATCGAGCCTGAGTCGCCGAAGGCGCTGTATGAGGTGATGACGCCAGAGCAGCACCGGGCGGCCGGCTGGTCGCAGGCCGACGCGAAGGCCATCGCCGATGGCGGCGACCTGGCGCAGGTGAGCAACGCCAAGCGCGACCTGCGCTCGGTCTCCATCGCCGGGCAGCGACTGCGAGCGACCGGCCGCGGTGGCCGGGGGCGGCCGGTCCGACTCACGCCTGAGTCGATCTACGCGGAAGCGGAAAGGCTCGGCTGGTCTCGCGACGAGACGATCCGGGCGCTGCGAGTGCACGGCTACATCCTCTGACTGCCGGTGCGATGCCGGCGGCCGAACAGAAGGTCGCGATGACCACCAGGTATCTCCCGCGGCAGGCGTGGTTCTCTCTCGCCCGCCACGACGACCCGGCCGACCCGCCGAAGCCGGCGGACCCACCGGCTGAGCCGCCCAAGCCCGCCGACCCGCCAGCCGAGCCTTTGGGCGATGCCGGCAAGAAGGCGCTCGCCGAGGAACGGGCCGCCCGCAAGGCCGCCGAGAAGCTGGCGGCCGAACAGGCGGCGAAGCTCAAGGCGATCGAGGATGCCCAGAAGAGCGAGGCGGAGAAGCTCGCCGAGCGGGTCGAGGCTGCCGAGAAACGGGAGCAGGCCGCGACGGCCCGCGCCGTCAAGGCGGAAGTCAAGGCCCTCGCTGACGGCTTCGCCGACCGCGACGACGCGGCGCTCAACCTCGGCGACCTGTCCCAATACGTCAAGGACGGCGAGGTCGACACCGAGGCCATCACCGAGGCGCTGGGCAAGGTGCTCGAGCGCAAGCCGCACCTGGCCAAGCCGGCCGGCACGGCGGCCCCGCGTAATCCGGCACCGGACCCGTCGCAGGGCCGCGGCGGCGACAGCCAGGCGACCGACTTCCGCACCGCGGACAAGGCGATCGTCAACGCCGAGATGGCGAAGTACGGCATCCGCCCCCGCTCGTGATCCGGATCGCCGCCACCCTCGCTGACGGGCATTTCAGCCTGGCGGTCGACGGGCACGAGGGTCGGGTTGAGGACGGGCGCGTCTGCGCCGCGGTTTCGGCGCTCACCCAAACGACTCTGCTCGGCCTCGAGCAGATCGCCCACGCACACCCGGACATCGTGTCCATCGAGATCACAACGGAGAAGTGATGAAGCTGACGACCCGCGCCGATTGGTTCCGGCTCGACCGCCACGACGTGCGGTCGACTCTGCCGGCCGCCATTCAGGCGATCATGCAGAACGGCATGCTGGACCGCGTCTTCCGGGATGCCCTGATCCCCGGGTTCCTGTTCCCGGCCATCGCGGACAGCGAGCCATGGCAGGGCGCCCTGGGCGACACCAAGACCTTCACCCGCAAGGGCTTGATCGCCCCGACGACCACGCCGCTGGGCGGCGCGGACATCTCCGGCGCGAGCACGTACACCGTGGAGCAGTGGTCCGTCACGATGGACCAGTACGGCCTGTCGGTCGACACCAACATGATCCAGTCGGCGATGACCCTGGCGTCGAAGTTCTTGGCCGACGTGCAGACCCTGGGCATCAACGCCGCGCAGTCGCTCAACCAGATCGCCCGCAACAAGATCTACCGGGCGTACGCCGGTGGCCGCACCTGGGCGACGGCGAGCGGCTCGTCCGATACCAGCATCGTGGTCGCGGACGTCAGCGGCTTCACGCGGACACTGGTGAACGGCGTGCCGACCGCGGTGTCCGGCTCGACTCCGCTGACGGTCAGCATCACGGGCGTCGCGAACACCGTCACCGGTACCAGCGCCCAGTCCGGGCCCGGCACCCTGACCCTGGGTACCGCCCGCGTGGACACCGCCGGTGACTACGTGGTGGCGCAGAACGCGCCGACCTCGGTACGCACCGCGGCCCGCAACACCGCCTACGACATCACCACCGCCGACGTGGCCACCCTGGCCATGTTCCGGGCGGCCGTGGTGCGTCTGCGCAAGATGAACGTGCCGACCAACGGCGGCTACTACACCGCGCACATCCCGCCGGACACCGAGGCCGAGCTCTTCGCGGACGCGGACTTCAAGCAGGCCCTCCAGGGTCGCCAGGATTCGCCCGTCTGGCGGGACCTGTCCATCGGCCGGTTCTCCGGCATCGACTGGGTGCGCAACAACGAGACGCCGACGGTCACCAGCAACTCGGGTGCCACCGTGTTCCGGCCCATCGTGGTCGGCGACGGCGCGGTGGTCGCGGCGCCGTTCGAAGGTATCGGCTCGCTGCTGGCCGGCACCGGCGTGGAGGATGTCCCGTCGATCCGCATGATCGAGGCGGCGCCGACCACCCAGGTCGCGCTGATCGTGCGGCCGCCGTCGGACCGCCTGCAGCAGGTCATCTCCACGAGCTGGGCCTACACCGGTGACTTCGGTGTGCCCAGCGACAGTGGCACCGGCGACGCGGCGCTGTACAAGCGCGCGGTCATGGTGGAGCACGCCTGATGCTCCGGGTGATCAAGACGTGCCGCGTCTACTACAACTACGGCCTGCACGACCTGATCGAGGGCGAGCAGATTCCGCCGGGCGAGTTCGCCGACTTCCTGCTTGCCGGTGCGGCGCCGGTCGAGGAAGTCACGGACGGTCCGGCTGTCGACGGGGACGGCGACGGGGTACCGGACGGCACCATCGCCCAGGTGCTCGAGTGGGTCGGCGAAGACGCCACCCGCGCGGCCGCAGCCCTCGAGGCGGAGAACCACCGGGACGCGCCGCGTGCCGGCGTGCTCGCCGCGCTGGCCAAGCTCGTACCGCAGGACTGACGGGATCGGGGGGCGAGCATGACCGCGCTGGCGACACCGGACCAGCTCGCCTCCCGGCTCCAGAAGGACCTCGACACGTCCTCCGCGCAGCTCGCGGTCGACGGCGCGTCGGGGCTCATCCGGGCCATCTCCGCGCAGGTGTTCACCTTCGTCTCACAGGAGACGGTGGTCCTCACCGGCAATGAGCGGGTGCTGACGCTGCCGCAGCGACCGTTGGTCGTCGACGACTCCAACCCGCTGACCATCACCGAGATGGCCGAGTTTGGTGGCGTCGCGGTCTTGATGGTCGAGGACCGCGACTACTCCCGCGTCGGCAACCAGCTCACCCGTGGCTTCCCGTGGTGGTGGAACACCGGCGGCCGGCTCATGGGCTACCCGCGTACCCGACCGCTGGGTGTGTGGGCGCCACGGGTCCAGGTGACCTACTCCCATGGCTACACCACCATCCCGGACGACGTGGTCTCGGTGGTGCTGGACGCGGCCAGCGTGCTGTACGACAACCCGACCGGGATCCGCGCGTACTCGATCGACGACTACTCCGAGACGAAGGCCGCCGAGGTGCTCGGCGCGGCGATGGTCCAGTCCATCGCCGACAAGCTCGGCGTCGCCGGCCGCCGCCGGCGCGCATTCTCCATCCGCACAACGATCTGAGGGGGCGACATGGCACGTCTGGTCGGCCCCGACGAGGGCTCACGGCTGGCTTTCCAGGTCCGTGCGGACAACGCGCTAGGCTCGACCGCGGGCCTGCCGCTGACGGTGTATTCCGACGCCGCCGGTACCACCCCGGCGGACATCCTGACGTACCCGGCTGGCGCGCCAATTCCCGGGGCGCTGTTGACGATGCCGGCGACGACACTGATCCCGCTCTTCCAGTTCCCCGACGGCGTCAAGGTGCTCTACGCCTCGTGTAATGCCGGACCGGTGGTGCCGATCTACCCACGCGTGAGCGACCGTCTCGACGCGTTGGAGTCCGGCGGCAGCCCGTGGTCTTTCAACGTGGTGGCGCAGTATGGCGCCGTGGGTGATGGCGTCACCGACGACACCCCCGCGTTCGTCGCGGCGGTGGCTGATGCGGTGGCATATGCGGTGGCGCACTCGGGTGCGGCGGAGGTGTACATCCCAGTGCCGCCGGTGGAGTACCGCATCGCCGGCGCGCCGGTGCAGCAGGGCTTGACGCACGGCAACGCGCAGATCCCGATCCCCGTCATCGGCATGACCGCCAACAAGGTGGTGTTGCGCATCCGGGGTGCCGTCGACGCCTCGGCCATGCCGATCTGGACGCAGACCACCCGGCAGCGTTCCGGGGTGGTGTTGCGCTCGACAATCTCCGCGACGGACACGTCGGGCACGATCGGCGAGGCGTCGGTCATCGGCGGCCCGACACCCCAGCAGGGCTACGGCTCGTCGGCGGCCACCTTCAGCAATATTCACGTGATCATTGAGGGCGTCGAGATCCAGGTGCCGAACACGGCGCACGGCGCCGACATGTCAGGCATCGACCTGCGTGGCTGCGCGCAGGCCACGATCCGGCATAGCGCCGTGCTCGTGGACCAGCCCCCCACGTCCATCACGGTGGGTCAGGGCAGCGGCTGGGCGTTCGGTGTGGCGTTACCGTGGCCGGGCAACAACGACCTGAACAACGTCGATGACGTGTCGGTGCAGGGCTTCACGTACGGCTTCCACCTCACCGAGCATCTGTCGGCCCCGGCGATCCGGGCGATCTACTGCTTCACCGCGTTCACGATTATCGGCTCGTTCGAGAACAGCTCGGGCAGCCAGCATGTGGCCTGGATCGGCAACGCCTCGGCCGAGGTGTGCAACAACGGCATCCAGTTCGTGCAGGGCGGCAAGGCCGTCGTCGCCGCGCTCTCCGTCGAGGGCACCTTCGGGGGCGCGCACATCGCCGACACCAACGGGCTCGCCAGCGGCTACGTCGGCCTCGGCGGGATCATCAACACGATCTCCGTGTCGGACCCCACCAACGTGCGCGTGGAGTACATCGACGGCACCTCCGGCACCACAACCCCACCGGCCGTCCCCTCGTCAGGTACCGCGCTGCGCAACCCGTTCTGGCGTGACTGCGCCGTGCATGTCAGCGGCGGCACGGTGACCGCGATCGCGGTGGACGGCCAGACGCTGGGTGTCACTTCGGGTCTGGTGATGGTGCCGACCGGACGGAAGATCACCCTCACCTACTCGGCCGCCCCGACGTGGCACTGGACGCGGCTGTGAGGTCCTGATGCCCGTACCCGCCGGCCCCGCGCCGCAGCCCACGACAACCAGACCCAACACCGGCCGGGTCGTGCGCCCCGTCTCCGGCACCGCGCCCGACGAGCCGGGGCAGGTCCAGTGAGCGCCACGACCGCCGTGCTCGCCGGCCGCCGCGCCGCCGAGGCGCTCATGGTCGACGCGTGCACGATCCGACGCCAGAGCGGGGAGGCCACCGACCCGGACACCGGCCAGATCACCCGCACGTATACCGTCGTCTACTCCGGCAGGTGCCGGATACAGCAGCGTGCGCTGGAGAGCCAGGGGTCCGACGTGGGCGAGGCCCGCGTCTACCAGGTGCCGTACGAGCTGCAGCTGCCGATGTCCGTGACCGGCCCGGCCGTCGAGGACGTGGTCACCTGCGACACCTCGGCGCTGGATGCGGACCTGCCCGGCCGCCAGTGGTGGATCCGGGGGCTCGCCGGCGGTACCCACAAGACTGCGCGGCGCATCCAGATTGAGGAGGTGACGGGCTGATGGCCGACGACATCTCCGTCACCGTCGAGGGTGTCGACCGGCTGCTCGCCAGCCTCACCAAGGCGCAGTCCCGCGCCCTGCCCGTTGTCGAGGCGGTGGTGGCCAAGGGCGCCCTGAACATCAAGCAGGACTGGGCCCGCCGCTGGACCGGCCTGCGCCACGCCCCCGCGCTGCCCCGGGCGATCTCCTACGACTTGTACCACCTGCCGGGCTCGGTCCGCGCCGAGATCGGGCCAGACAAGGCCCGACGCCAGGGTGCGCTGGGCAACATCATCGAGTTCGGCACCCCGAAGAATGCCCCGCGCCCCGGCGGCCTGCCGGCGCTGCAATCCGAGGCGCCGAAGACCGAGGCGGCGCTGGCGCGCCTGGCTGGGGACCTGCTCGCGTGACCGACGGTCTCGACCAGGCGCTCGTCGACGCCGGCCTTACTCTGCTGCGCGCGGACACCTCGCTGACCGTCTACGACGGCGCGGTACCGGCCGGCGGCGTGCCGCCCTACGTCGTGGTCTACGCCACGGTGAGCCGGCCCGCGCACCACCCGGACAACGACTTGCGCGGCGGGTCCACCCGGTACCTGACGACCTGGTACTGCCACAGCGTGGGTGGCAACGCGGGCGCCGCCCGGGCGGCAGCGCAGCGGGTGCGCACCGCACTGCTGGACGTCAAGCCGACGGTGGTCGGGTTGAGCTGCGCCCCGATCCGGGAGGCGCAGGAGCCGACGCCGCCGGACCGTGACGAGAGCACCGGGACCGTCGTCATGGACTCGATCTCGGTCTACCAGATGTACGCCTGCTAGCCCGAAGGCGTTCTGTACCAACACTTTCCGCCACCCGGCGGATCTCCCAAGGAGGTGCGCCGGATGGCGGCACTCACCATGTCCGTGCCTACGGCCGGCGGGACGGCGGTCACCGTCAACAACGCTTCGGCCTCCGACACGATCACGCAGGCGCAGCTCGGCACGCAGGGTTGCATCCTGCTCGTCCGGACCGCCGGCACCATCAACACGATCACGATCTCCGATGGCGGCGCGACGCCCGCAGGCAATCCGGCGAGCGTCTCCGGCGTGGCAACGGTCGCCACCGGCGTCAAGGCGTTCCAGATCAGTCCATCGCAGGTCAACCTCGGCACCGGCCTGGTGACCATCACGTCCACGCCCACCACGGCGCTCACCTACGAGGTGTACCCGGCATGAGCGACGAGCGCGTGTGGCTGCAGCATCCCGAGACCGGCGGGCACTTCGAGTGCCCGCAGGGCGCGGTCGAGGACTGGCTGGCGATGGGCTGGGTGCGCGCCGATGCGCCGCCGGAGCCGGTCTCGCCGGTGGTGGCCGAGCACCTCGCCGCGCAACAGGCCGCCGTCGAGGCGGCCGCACAGACCCAGGCACCAACCAAGGCCGCGGCTCGCGGCGGATCCAAGGAGGGCTGATCGGTGGCGGACGTCCTTACCGATGGCAACACCCGCGTCGCATACGCGCCGACGATCAGCAACATCGCGGCGCCGACCACGACCGAGCTCAACGCGGGCATCCTGCTCCAGAGCGTGCTGACCGCCGACGGGTTGGTCAACTTCGAGAGCAGCACCGACAAGGTCGACAACACGGCGCTGAACTCCAAGTTCAGCACCGCCGTGCCCGGCCGCCCCAGCTTCGGCGACACCCGGTTGCGCCTGAAGAAGCAGGCGAGCGGCGACACGGCCTACTCGACGTTGATCACCGCGACGGCCGGCTACATCGTGATCCGCCGGGACGTCGCGGAGACCACGGCCTGGACCTCGACCCAGCCGGTCGAGGTCTACCCGATCATCTGCGGCGAGGTGTCCCTGCTCCCGCCGGACGGCGGTAACCAGTCGGTACGCAAGTACGAGGTGCCGGTCATCATCTCGGCTCAGCCGAACCTTCGCGCCGTCGTCGCGTAACAAGCTGGGGCGCCGGCTTTCCTGCCCGGACCGGCGCCCCACCACACCACGGGCAGGAAGGGCAGGAATGGACGTCACCGAGATCATCAAGTCGGCGAAGAGGCCGGAGAAGACCGTCGAACTGTGCCTGCGCGGTGACCTCGTCGCGGCGTGGGAGGACCTGGAACGCAAGCGCGCCGCCGCGGAACAGGCGAGCGGCGACTCGCTGGCTGGCTCCGGTGCCCGGCAGTACGCCGAGCAGATGCGGGCGCTCGAAGAGCAGATGGCGCAGGCCACGGTCGTCTTCCGTCTGCGTGCGCTACCGCGCCGGGAGTACAACGAGCTGTACGCCGCGCACCCGCCACGGCTGGACGCCGACGGCAAGCCTGACCGGCTCGACGGCGCCTACGGATACAACACACTGACCTTCTGGCCCGCGCTGGTCGCCGCATCGCTCGTCGAGCCGCTGCTCGACGCCGAGGTACTCGACACCCTCCTGCAGGACCAACTCTCCGATGCGCAGTTCGACGCGTTGGCCGGCGCCGCGATCGTGGTCAACCGCGGCGAGGTCGACGTCCCTTTCTCGCCGGGCGCCTCCGCGATGCTCCGGAGCTCCGCGCCCGAATAGAGGCGGCGGCGCGTCTGCGCATCTCCCTCAAGCGGTTCGAGGGCTGGGAGCCGCGGACCGTCTACGAGCACGACGACGCCGGCCGGATAGTGGCCAGCCAGCCCGAGATCGAGTGGGACGAGCAGGAGCGCGCCTGGATGCTGGCGCTCGCCCTGTACCGCGAGAGGACCTGCGACGGCTGCGGCCGGGATCTGGCGGAGACCACCGAGCATGACGCCGAGGCGTACCGGGTGTCGCCGCCGCACCGCTGCGGGGCGTGCACGGCGATTGAGATTTCGCAGGACGCCTACGCCGATGCCTACAAGAGCAGCAGCGCCCGGATGGGTGCGACCCGCTGGCGGGCCGAGCTGAGGTAGCTACCGGGTGGTGTGCCGCCGCAGTGCGGCGATCACGAGCCCGATCAGCGCGGCGACGCCAAGGACCGGCACGAGCGCGACGGCGCCCCAGCCGGCCAGGTAGATCAGATAGCCGAGCGCGATCCCAAAGATCGCGAGTACCGCCAGGTTCGCGACATCGCGCCTGGTCAATTTCTGTCCTGCCCTCATGCCACGCAGGGTACGCCTGCCCGTCCAGAACGTGAGGGTGGTGTCAGGTGGCCGACCGTACTGTCTCCGTCAACCTGGTCGCCAAGGTCCAGGGGCTGACGGCCGGACTGGCCACCGCCAAGAAGTCCGTGTCGGACTTCGGCGGCGAACTGGACACGCTGGGCGTCAAGCACAAGGACAAGTTCAACGGCCTCGCCATCGCCGCCGGCGGTCTCGGCGCCGGCCTGCTCGGCGCCTTCGGCATGGCCACGAAGGCCGCCATGGACTTCGACAAGGAGATGTCGGCGGTTGGGTCGGTGGCGGGCACCAACGCCAAGCGCCTGTCGGATCTACGGACCGCAGCGATCCAGGCTGGGCAGGCGACGGCATACAGCGCCACCGACGCCGCGCAGGCTGAGGAGGAACTCGCCAAGGCCGGCGTGTCGGTGAAGGATATCCTGGGCGGTGGCCTGCAAGGTGCGCTGTCGCTGGCCGCCGCCGGCCAGATGGATCTGTCCCAGGCCGCGACGATTGCGGCACAGGCCATGAACATCTTCAAGCTTCAGGGCTCGGCGGTGCCGCACATCGCCGATGTGCTCGCGGCGAGCGCCAACAAGTCGGCGGCGGACATGACGGGCATGGGCGACTCGCTCAAGCAGGGCGGGCTCGTCGCCTCCCAGTTCGGACTGTCCCTTGAGGACACTGCGGGCGTGTTGAGTGCCTTTGCCGACAACGCTTTGGTGGGCAGCGACGCGGGTACGTCGCTGAAGACGATGTTGCAGGCGTTGGCCAACCCGTCGCAGCAGAGCGCCGCGTTGATGAAGCAGTTGGGTATCAACGTCTATGACGCGCAGGGCAAGTTCGTCGGCATCACAGCGCTCGCCGGGATCCTGCAGAAGCAGCTCGGTGGCCTGACCCAGCAGCAACGCGACCAGGCCCTTGCCCAGATCTTCGGTAGCGACGCGATGCGCTCGGCCAACGTGTTGTACACGCAGGGCTCGGCCGGGATCCAGAAGTACATCGGGTCGGTCAACGACCAGGGTGCCGCAGCCGATACCGCGCGGCAGAAGATGGACAATTTGAGCGGCGACGTCGAGCAGCTCAAGGGATCCCTTGAGACGCTGGCCATCCAGAGCGGCTCCGGTGCCAATGCGGGGCTGCGCAAGCTGGCGCAGGCAGCGACCGGCGCGGTAAATGCCTTCGGTCAGATGCCCGCGCCGGTGCAGCAGACCGTCACCCTCCTTGCCGGGCTATCGGGTGCCGGCCTGTTGCTCGGTACCGGATGGCTGAAGCTACGCCAACAGGGTCAGGAACTCATGACCTCCCTGCGCGACATGGGACCTGCGGGTCAGGTCGCCGCCACGGGTCTGGGCAAGGTAGCCGGTGTGGCCGGCAGGCTCGCCATCGTGTTGGCGGCCGCGCAGGCGGCCTCTGCCGCCTTCGGCAAGGACATCACGCCACAGGTCAGCAAGACCACACAGGATCTCAACAAGTTCGCCGCCGGCGGTAAGGCCGCCGGCGACTCGCTGGGCCACCTCGACTACGACCTCGGCACGCTCGGCAGCGGGGGCATGGCCAAATTCGGGAACGCGGTGGGTGGCACCATCGAGTCTGTCACCGGTCTCGGCCGGGTCTTCGACGAGAGCGGCTACCACGCTCAGCAGCGCCTCGGCGCCATCGACCAGGCACTGGCATCGCTCGTGTCCAGCGGGAACGGCGACCAGGCGAAGAAGGACTTCGACGCGCTGGCGACGCAGGCGAAGAAGGCCGGCATATCGATCGACGACCTCAAGAAGGGTCTGCCGCAATATGCCGAGGCGCAGGCCAACGCCGCCACCTCGACCGCCGCGAGCGCAAACAGCTTCGTCAACGTCGCCCAGAACGCCAAGACGATGGCGTCGAGTCTGCAGGACGCGATCAGCAAGGGCCAGACCCTCGACGACGTCTTCAAGGAGTTGCACGGTGCTGCTGAGGATTGGGCCAGAGGGGAGATCGGCTTCGCGCAGTCCATTGGCGATCTGACGAACACGTTGAAGGAGAACGGCCGCACCCTCGACATCAACACCCAGAAGGGCCGCGACAACAAGTCTGCCATCCTGGATACGGTCGACGCGGCCGAAAAGGCAGCACAGGCGAAGCTCACCGAGACCGGCTCGGTCCAGGCCGCCAGCGACACGTACAACGGCTACATCTCGCAGCTGCGCAAGACGTTGTCTCAGGCCGGATTCACCAAGCAGCAGATCGACGACCTGATCCGCACCTACGCGCAGATGCCGGCGGCCGTGGCCACGAGCATCAACGCGCCGGGTCTGGCCGGTGCGGCGTCGTCGGTGCGGCAGTACAAGCAGACGCTCGACGCGCTCAACGGCAAGCACATCACCACGACAGTCACCGTCGTGACCCATGGCGACACGTCGCACGTGCAGGGTCAGCTCAACAGTTACCGACGCTGGGGCGGCATCGACTACGCCGCCGACGGCCTGGTGCGCCTCGGTAGCGCCGCGCTGTACCCGGCGCGCACCTCGCCGACGTACGGCTTCGCTGAGCCCGCCACCGGCGGTGAGGCGTTCATTCCGCGCCTGGGCGACTATGCCCGCTCGACCGCGATCCTCGACCAGGCCAGCCGTTGGTACGGCGGCCGGTTCATGCCCGGCGGGGGGAAGGCGACCGCGGCCCCGGTGGTCAATGTCGCCGCGCCACAGGTGCGGGTGTATGTGGGCGATGAGGAGATCACGTCCCGGGTGAAGATTGTGGTGGATGCGCGGATCGCCTCATACGACCGGGCGACGACAGCGGCAGTGTCGGGCGGGGTGCGCGTCTGATGTGGGCGGGTGCCACGCCCGACTGGCTTGACGCGCTGACGCGCTCCCACCAGCTGTACACCCACGTCGAGGTGTGGTTCGCCGGAGCCAAGGCGGCCGACCTCGACATTCAGTCCGGCTCGGTGCAGGTGACGGCCCGCAACCGGGTGCGGCGTACCGCCACGTTCGTCGTCGCGGAGGAGATGTGGCCGCGTAGCGCGACCGACCTGCTCGCCCCGTTCGGCGCCGAGATCCGGGCGTGGCGCGGCATTCGCGATGCGGCCGGCGCCATGGTGGGCCAGCCGGCCCCGGTGTTCGCCGGCCGGGTGGAGAGTGTGTCGCGCCAGCGGCTGTCCGGCGCGGTCGAGGTCGTCTGCTCGGATCGCTTCGCCGCCATCAACGACTTCCAGTTCGAGACGCCCCGCACACCGGACACGAGGGCGCTGCTAACCAGCGTGATCCGGCAGTTCGTGTTCGAGGCGGGCGTACCCGCCTCATTCGTCGACATGACCGGCCGGCTGTGGACGGTGCCCGCCTCCATCATGTGGCAGTACGACAGGGGCCAGGCCATCGACGATCTGGCCACCGCGCTCGGCGCCGAGGTGTATATCACGGCGGATGGCCAGCAGTGCGTGGTACGCCCGATACCCACCCTGGACGACCCTCCGGTGTGGACACTGCGGGCGGACACCGATGATGCGGTGATCGTGTCGGATGCGCAGGGCCGCAGCCGGACGGACGTCGCCAACAAGATCATTGTAGATGTGGAGCGGGCGGGCGACACGCCGCTGCTCGTCACCGTCGTGGACGTCGACCCGGCCAGCCCCACCCGCTGGGGCGGCCCGTACGGCAAGGTGGTCCGCCATCTGTCCAACGCGCTAGTGACGGACGCCGCCCAGGCGGTGGTGGCTGGGCAGGCGCGGCTGTCGCGCGTCATCGGCATCACCCGCACCCGGGAGATCCAGTGCGTGCCGAACCCGGCCCTGGAGGCCGGCGACGTCATCCAGGTGGAGACCTCCGAGGGGACGGAGAAACACCTGGTGGACGCGTTCACGCTGCCGCTGGACGTCGGCACTCCCATGCAGATCCAGACCCGGTCGGTTACGTCGACCACGAGCGACGGAGGGGGATGACGATGGGCGTAGCGGCTGCCGTATCGCAGGCGGGACAGGGCGGGGCGAGCATGCGCATCGGCACCGTCACGTCCTACGCGGCCGGTGCGATCACCGTGGATGTCGGCGGCGGCGCCCTGGTCGCCGCCTCCTACCTGTCCTCATACCTGCCGGTGGCCGGTGACATTGTCGCCCTGCTCGGCAGCGGCTCGACCTGGGTGGTGCTGGGCAATTTCGGCACCGTCCCCGGACAGCTCGCGGTCCGCGACGACACGGGCGCCACCGTCGTAGAGATCGGCCGGTTGGGCGACGGCTCGTTCGGGCTGGCCGCGGTCAACGGCGCCGGCCAGATCTCGAGGCTGTCCGACTTCGTGTTCGGGCCCGCGAGCCAGGTGATCGACCTCGACGAAGGATGCACCTCGTCCGACTGGGGCGATCTGGCCACCTTCGGCCCGTCGGTGACCGTCGACATTGGACAGACGGGCCGCGCGCTGATCTTCTCCACGATCTCGGTGTTCTGGCAGGATGTCACTCCGGACGCATTCGATGGCGCCTACGCGACGCTGGTGGCGTCCGGCGCCAACACGATCGCTCCCGACAACATCAACCGGGTCGGCTCGACGGTGCAGGTGGGTGGTACCACCTTCACCGAGTACTCCGTCACTGCATCCCGGTTCGTGTTCCTCACCGGCCTCAATGAGGGCCCGACGACATTCTGGCTCCAGTACAAGACGGCGCCCGGCAAGTCATGCTCCTTCGATCACCGCGGTCTCGGCGTCTTCCCCTACTGACCACCATTTCGTGCTGCCCCTGGAGGTTCCGCGTGGCCAAGCAGTTCACACTGCCCGTGCTCGGCAACCCGGGATGGGGCAGCACAACCCAGACCGCACTATCCAATTTGGACGGGCGGCTGACCTCCCTCGCCTACGACGTCCGGGAGTACGGTGCGTACGCGGACGGGGTCAGCCCGGACGACACGTACATCGCGGCGGCGGTGGCGGCAGCGGCGACGACCGGTGGCATGGTGCTGATCCCCGGCAAGTGCGCCATCACCGCCCCCATCGTGCTGCCACCCAACGTGTGGCTGCGCGGCATGCAGGCGCTGCGGGTCTTCGCCAGTACCGACACCCCGTTCGCCGCCGGCCTCAAACTCACCGCAGCGTTCAGCGGCGCGGCGGCGATCCTGCTGGTGGACAAGGCGACCGGCGGCTACCCGACCGAGTCCAGCGGCCAGCGCATCACCGACCTCAACATCGACGGCAGCTCCGCATCCGGCACGGTCGACGGCATCCAAGCCAACGGCTTGGTGCATGATGTGCAGCTGGACCGCGTGTGGATCCGGGGCATGCCCCGCCACGGCATCGACACCAGCGGCACCCACCCGTACTCGTGGAATATGTTCCGGGTCACGGCCGACAGCAACCGGGGCAGCGGCTTCGTGTTGAACAAGATGACGGACTCGACGTTGCTGGACTGCCAGGCGATCGGCAACACCGGCGGCGACGGGTTCACCATCACCGAATTCCAGAACGGCCACCTGGTGGGTTGCCGCAGCGAATGGAACAGTGGCGCGGGCTTCTCCGTCGCCGGCGCGTGGGGTACCGGATCCTCAGCCGGCGGCATGACGATGACCGCATGCTCCAGTGACCGCAACGTTTCCCACGGCCTGAGCGTCACCGCCACCGGGCCTGGCCCATTGTCCATTGTGAACTGCCATTTTCGGCGTGACGGCTCCAACGGCACCGGCAACGCCATCAACATCAACGGCGCGACGATGCCGGTCTACATCAACGGCGCCGCCACCATGCCCGGCGTCAACGACGACGGCTTGGGCACCCAGTCGCCCATCACCGCTCTGTCGGTCACAGGCGCGACGTACGTGTCCGTCGCGGACTCGCTCATGTGGGGTGTGTCTATCCCCATCGCCGACGGCGGCGGAAACACCGTGCTCGCACAGTCCAATGTGGCCACCGCGATCGGCAGCACCGGCTCGCCCACCTACCACAAGGCGACCTCGACCCGCACCGCGCTGCTGACCCTCGCCAACTCAACCACGGAGACGGTGCTGCACTCGCTGACGATCCGCGCCAACACCATGTCCGCCGGTGCCACGTACACGGTCGAGGCGTGGGGTACCGCCGGGGTGACGGGTACGCCGACGCTGACGCTGCGCCTGCGCATCGGCGGCGTCGCCGGCTCCGTCGTCGGCTCCGTGGTGCTCACCGCCGCGTCCGGTGCGACCGGCAAAACCTGGCGGGCGCGCGGCGTGATGACCGCCAAGGGCATCGGCGCGGGCAGCAACTGGCACGGCTTCTTGGAGGGGTTCAGCGACCTGCCGACGGCGGCTACACCGTTCTGCAACGCCAGCGCCTCCAACACTTCCGTCGACACCGTATCCGACCAGTCGCTGGTGCTCACCGCCCAGTGGAGCGCCGCCAGCGCCTCCAACCAATTGCTGTGCCCGGCCGGCTACGCCTACCGGGTCGTCTCGTCATGACGTCCACCATGTATTTCGGGGACGGCCTGTTCGGTGACGGCGTGTTTGAGGCGGCCCTGTGGGCCACCCCGCAGACGGCCGCCGCCGACGGCACGCCGGTGGCCCGGGTGCTCGTCGTGCTCGGCTGGGACGTCACGCATGCCACCATCAACCGCGTCAACCCGGACGGCAGCCGCGTCGCGGTGCGCAACGCGGACCCGGGCGGTGTCGCCGCCCAGCTCGTCGTCTACGACCACGAGTGCCCGCTCGACGTGCCGATCAGCTATGAGGCGACCAGCGCCGATGCGCCCGGCGTCACCCAAGTGTCCAATGTGGTCACACTGGCGTCCGGGGACAGCGCGTGGCTCGGACATCCGGCGCTGCCGGCCACCAACGCCGCCACCGTCATCCCCGGCGACATCGACGGCATCGACCTGACCTATCCGGCCCGGCGTGGCGTCTTCGCCGCGCTCGGCCGGGCTGATGCTGTGATCGTGTCGGACGTGCGCTCCACAGCCCAGGGCACGGTGACGATCCAGGTCGGCACCCAGGCCGATTGGCGGCGGGTGCGCGCGATGTGCGCCGACGGCACACCGCTGATCCTGCGACTGCCCGCCGCCTGGTCCGGGGACACCTGGTACCTGTCCGTCGGTGACCTCGCCGAGATGCGGTTCACGCGCATCGCCGGCGATGCGTGGCGCCGGTACCCGCTGCCGGTGGTGGCCACGTCCCGCCCAGATGGCCGCGCCGGCGGCGCCATCGGCGTCACCTGTGCCGACATCGCGGCGACGTACGCCACCTGCGCGGCCATCGCCGCATCCGGCAAGACCTGCTACGACCTGGCCACCGGGAGCTGACATGGGCACGACAGAGGTGTGGAGCATTCGCTACGCGGAGTCCTTCGACCCGGGTGATCCGAGCGCGATCTCCCACGACCTGGCCGACAGCGTGGAGACCGCGCTGTCAGCTCTGACCATTGCCCTCAACGGCCCGCTGCAGAGCGGCACCGCCGTGTCCAACACGGGCGACGTGCTGACCACCACCAACCAGGATGTCGACGGCGCGACGATGAGCGTCACCGTGCTCGGCACCCACGCCAAGGCGGTCGTCACCGGCACGCTGCAGATCTCCTGCGCCACCGGCGCGCTGGGCGCCTACTGCACCGGTGATCTGCTCGTCGACGGCGTGGCGATGGCCGCGAGCGGCCAGATCGTGCACGACCTGGCCACTACCTACCAGCACCGCACCGCATCCCAGACCTGGACGGTCGCGCTGCCGGCCGGCGCGCACACGCTCAAGCTGGCCGCGAAGAAGAACAGCACCGCCGGCACCGCTGCGTCTTGGGAGTATCCGGGCTCCACCCTCACCGTCGTCCTCCTGGATGCGCCGTGACCATCTACGGCTGGGACGCCAGCGATTTCGACTGGTCGCGGGGCCCGATGGACCTCGCCGCCGCCCGCCGTGACGGCATCACCTTCTTCACCCACAAGGCAACCGAGGGTACGAGCACCCAGCACAAGCACCTCGCCGACAGGCTCGACCGGGCGCGCGCGGTCGGCATCGAGTTTCTGGGCGCGTACCACGTGGTCCGCTCGGGGCCAAGCGTGGCCGCGCAGGTGGCCTACTTCCTGGCCTACCTGGACGCCCAGGTGCCGTGGTGGCGCGGATACCCGGGCTTCTTCCTTCAGCCGGACCTGGAGCGGTGGAGCTACGACAATGTCGCCGCCTCGACCGGCGTGGCGTTCTGCGGCGCGCTCAAGGCCGCGCAGCCCAAGCGGGTCATCGCGTACGCCAGCAAGGGCCAGTACGGAGACCAGCTCGCCGGCCTCGCCGGCCTCGGCGTACCACTATGGAACGCCAACTACGGCGCCAACCGGGCCGGGCACTACCGGCAGGCGTACCCGGGTGACTCCGGCGCCGGCTGGGCGGCGTACTCCGGGCAGACGCCGGTCCTGTGGCAGTACGGCAGCCAGCTCACCATCGGCTCGCAGCCCGGCTGTGACGCCAACGCGTTCCGCGGCACCCTCGACGATCTGCGGACCCTCATCATGGGAGACGACATGGCACTACGCGACGACCCGGACGGCCTGGCCCTCATCTACCGGGAGGCCGCGCTCGTCGGCGGCAAGGACACGGTCGCGGACGGCCCCACCAAGGGCGAGCCGGTGTGGACGACCGCGACCCTCAAGGCCATCGCGGCGGCGGTGGCGGCGCCGGCCCGCGCCGACGACGACGTCGCCGCCCTCATCTACCGGGTGGCGGCGCTGGCGGACGGCTCGCCCACGGTGGCCGGCGGCCCCCGCGCCGGGGAGGCGGTGTGGCTGGTGGCCCAGGTGCAGGAACTGCGCGCCGAGCTGGAGGCGCTCAAGGCGGCGCTCTCCGCCCCGGTGCCGGTGATGGTGCCGACCGCGGCCGACATCGCCGCGCAGCTCATCGCGCAGCTCCAGACGGGCCGGTAATCGTGCGTGCGCGCTCAAGCAGTCATCGCGATCATGAGGGACGTCGGCTGCCTGCTGGTCGGACTGGGCGGCATCGTCCATCAGGAAGCCACGGGGTCGGTGTCCCCGGCGCTGCTTGCGGTGTACACGACGCTGCTCGGGGTGCCGGGGGCGGTGGGTCTGCTGCAGCTGCTGCGCCCGGATCCTGGCAGGCCGGAGCCAACAGATACAACCGGGCCGTCATCGCCCTCAGCGCCGGAGCGGCAACCGCTGGACTCGTCGTGACGGTGGCCGAGGTCGCCCGGGGGTGGCTGGGGTGATCGCCCGGTCGCGCTACGCGCTGCTGGTGATCTACGTGTCGATGTTCGTCTTCACCTTGTCGAGCATCCTGTACGCCAACCACGTGGCCGCTGCGACGGGCCGCCACTTCTGCAGCTTGGTCACGACGCTCGACGACGCGTACCGGGGCCAGCCGCCGACCACGCCGACGGGCAAGCGCCTGGCGGCCGATGTCGCCCGCCTGCGCCGCGACCTGAGGTGCTGAGCGACCCCACCCGCCCGGCCGCGCGCTCACGGACCATACCCGACAACGCCAGGCCGCGAGTCCCGCACCAAGTCTGACAGAGAGGTACGACCCTTGACCGTCCACTACGAGCGCATCCCGAGCACCGACCCGCGCCTGGCCCGGCACATCCGCCACGACAGCCAGTCGAGGCGGTACGGCTTCCCGACCGCCGGCCTGAGCATCGTCAACGCCAAGCACACCCGGGGCATCCCGGTGCTGGACCAGGGGCAGCTCGGCTCCTGCACCGGCAACGCCGGCATCGGCTGCCTGGGCACCGAGCCGTTCTACGAGACGTACACGCCGGTGTCGCGGTACCCGCTGACCGAGGCCGGCGCCGTCCAGCTCTACTCCGACGCCACCAGCGCCGACGACTACCCCGGCCAGTACCCGCCGGACGACACCGGCTCCGACGGCCTGACGATCGCCAAGATGCTTAAGGCGGCCGGCGAGATCTCCGGGTACCAGCACACGTTCTCGCTCGGCGGCGCGCTCAAGGCGCTGGGCCAGACCCCGGTCATCGTCGGCGTGGCCTGGCATCAGGACATGTTCGACCCGGACCCTGACGGCCGGCTGCGCATCACCGGCCCGGTCGTCGGCGGCCACGAGTTCGTGGTCGACGAGGTCGACGCTGACGCCGGGCGGGTCTGGCTCACCAACTCGTGGGGCGCGGGCTGGGGTATCCAGGGCCGCGCCTACCTGACGTTCGCCGACTTCGGCGCGCTGCTCGCCGACCAGGGCGACGTGACGATCTTCACGCCGCTGACCCAGCCGGCGCCGCAGCCGACCCCCGCGCCGGTACCGCCGGCGCCCGCCGACCCGGATGCCGCGCTCGCCGCCGTCGCCCGGCCGTGGGTGGCCGAGCACCACGTCGGCGACAACCACCGGATGGCCACCGCGCTGCGCGGCTGGCTTGCCACGAAGGGACTCTGATCATGACCGCTGCGAAGTTCTGGATCGGCCTGCTCTTCGCCGTCCTGACGGCGCTGTCCGACCTCGGCCTGACCGGCACCGTCGGGCACGTCGTGACCGTCGCGCTCGCCGTCGTCGGCGCGCTCAGCGTCTACCTGGTGCCGAACCGGCCCGCCGCGCCGCCGCAGGCGACCGGGAAGTACGCGGGCCGACTGGAGTAGCCCGCCACCAGCCGCGTCCCTACGAGCCGCCCCGCCCCCGTCTGGGGGCGGGGCGGCTTCGTCGTGTGGTTGCCCATCAGGCGGTAACTATCTCCGCGAACCGGCGGACTCGGTCCGCGATCGCCGCATCCGGGAGATCCCTGGACGCGACAACCCTGTACCAGTCCTTCAGGTCCGGCGCGGGATCGTCGTCGGGATCCGGCACCCCGGCGACGCCCCGCAGGGCGCGGCGTGCGGCCCGGTCCCGGACGGGACCGGCGAGCACCCACGCCAGCGCGTCACCGTAGTAGACGGTGACGTCACCGTCCCGGCCGGATACGGCCAGGGTGACGTCGCGCAAGGACATCGACGTCTCCAGATCCTCGTCCACCTGGACGAGGACCTTGGCACTCACGTGCCACGCGCGGGCACCCCACGATCCTGCGTAGGACCACCAAGTGAGGTGGCTGGCGTAGGTGCGCCTGCCCCAGGCGTCGGTGTCCTGCGGGCCAGCGGTCTCCCACACGGCGTAGGCGTTGCCGTCCCGCCGGGACGCGACGGAGTGCAGGCCGGCGGCCAGTCGACGGTACGGGCCGGACACCGGCGCCGGCTGGCGCTGTACGCCGTCCATCGGCAGACCGAGGGCCGCCCACAACCGGTCCATCGGCGGCAGTTCCGCGTCCGGCGCCGCGACCAGGTCAGCGTCCACGTTCATGATTACCGGGGTCATGACTGCTCCTCTTCCATGGCCGCCTCGATGCGGCGCAGCTCTTCGACGGTCACGGCGCAGATCCGCTGCGCCGCAGGGGTGTTGTTCGGGGCCCAGGTCCCGATGGGGACCAGGTTGATCCACAAGTTGGGCTGGTCCGGGCCGTAGCCCTCGCCGTCCAACCACGCCCACAGCGCGGCATCACCCTCAACGCTGGGAAGCGGTGCCACGTCCCCGTAGTCCACTCCGGCGGCGTACGGGGACTCGCCCTCCATCAGTTCCACCCAGACGGGCTCACTGGGACGGCCGGTGCCGCGTAGCCACGCCTGGATGTCCGGCCAGTGCCACGCCGGCCTCCCGCCCACCTGCGGCCAGCGGGCCGCCGGGAAGCCCTCGTGTCGGGCGCGCCACTTCTGGATCGTGTCGGGCGCTACGCCGAGCCGTTCGGCGATCTCGGTGACGCCGACCGGGTCGGCGTCCCGTGCCGTCACCATCAGGCGGCCAGGGCGGCGAGGCGGACGGCGTTGACGGTGGAGGCCCGGCCGCCGTGGGCCCACCGGTAGACGGTGGAGATCGCGACGCCGAGGGCGGCGGCGATCTGGCGGACGGTGCGGCCGGCGGCACGCAGGATGTTGACCATGCTGGCCGGCTCGCCCGTCTCGGGCTCCGTGGTGGCGGACTGCTCGGCGACCTTCGCGGCCTCGGCCTCGGCGATCCGCTGGCGCCAGCCGGTGATGTCGGCGGCGATCTGCGAGAACGTGGCGGACTCCAAGCCGGCGGCCCAGGCGCGGTCACGCAGGGCGTTGACCGTGTAACGCTGTCCGGAGGTGATCTTCTGGTAGGCCATTTCCCTCTCCTTCTGTCCTTGTTGTATGGACAGTCTAGCGGACTACTGTCCAGGAAACAAGGACAGAGAGAGGAAATGCGAGACGACTCCTGTCGGCTGCCCGACAGCTCCCACCGCTGGGAGCACGTGGGAGCACCGTGGGATCAGTCCAGCCCGGCCAGCCGCCGCCGCGCCACATGCGCCGGCAGGCACGGCCACTCGCACTCGCACGCCCGACACCGGCCGGTACGCGGATCGGCCCGGTGCTCGCGGGCCCGCCAGGCCAGCGCCACCCGCTCGGGTACCCGAATCTCCAGCTCCACGATCATGGCGTCAGCCCGGCCGCGATGAGTCGCGCCCGCGACTGCCGCCAGTCCACGCACGGCCACGGCACGCCGTCGACCTGGCAGGTCGGTACGGTCAGCGCCGGGTCGGGCTGGTGCCGGTCGACGCAGTAGCGCTCGGCGCGCTCGGCGGCCGGCTCCAGCGGCACCGGCTCGAGGTCAGGACCGGGCATCGCGCTGCTCCCCTCCGGCGGGCCGCGACCTTGGCTGTCTACGGCCCGCCGTCTTCGCGGAGGTGGGGCGCCGGCCCCGTCCCTACCCCCCGAGGGCTGGTGCGGGGCCGGCGCTGGTCCGCGTCTCGGGGGATACCGGTGGCGGACCTGTGTCGCCTCACAATTTGCCGATCGGGAGGAGACCAGGCGAGGGTACGATGGCTAGCTGTGGCAGGTCAAGGGTATGAGTCGCTACCCGTTGCAGCGTTGGCACAACCCGTGATCTCATGGGGTCGCCGATCGGGGAGTGACACCATGCCCAAGCAGCGCTATGAGCAGGTCGCGGACGACCTGCGACACAAGATCGAGTCCGGCGAGTACGCGCCCGGCTCACGCCTGCCCAGCCGCGCGCAGATGCGCGAGATCTACGGGATCAGCGACACCGTCTCGGACAAAGCCCTCTGGCTCTTGCGCCAGGCCGGGCTGGTCGAGACACTGCCCGGGGTCGGGGTGTTCGTGAAGGAGCGCTGACCGCCGGGCGGCCCTCCACTCCCCCACCTGCTAAAACGCTACACAGCGGGGGGGGGGGGGGCTTCGGTGAAAACCATCTATGGGTAGCCGTAACCGAAGATCGCCCACTGTCGTTGATCCGATCGTTGATCGTTGATCACCTCAGCCCCGGGAGGTCTTCGTGCCGGACCTGCGCGCCGTGATCTGGGTGCCGGAGAAATACTATGCCGACCGACAGCACCGCATCGGCTTGTGCGTGGCCTACTGCGCCCGGCGCGGATACCTCGTGGTGGGCATCGTGACCGACGGGGGTGCGGCCGGTTGGGCGGACGCCACCCAGATGTGCTTCGGCGACACGCAGGCCGAGGTGATCGTCGTGGGTGGTCGCCGGGAGGATCTACCCCTCGACCGGCTGCCGCGCTCGGAGTTCATCGGTGAGGAGGGCCAGGAGATACCAGGCCAGCGCCGTGGCTGGCGGCGCCGGCCCCGCATCATCGACCGCTGACGTCCGGCAGGCCGAGCACGGCGCGCCGCGCCTGGTCGTCGGTGATCAGCGTGTAGACCTGGGTCGACGTCAGCGACGCGTGCCGCATGAGCTGCTGAGTGACCCGGGAATCGTGGTACGTGCGCTGGATCATCGTGCCGAACCAATGCCGGAACTCGTGCATCGTGGCCCAGACGTCCAGCTTCGTACGCAGGTGGTACGTGGTGCGCTGGGTGACCCAGTGCGCGACGACCGGGCCGCCGCGCCAGCAGATCAGCGGCCCCGGCGGCACCTCGGTGACGAGCTCCCAGATGCGCGGGTGCGTGGGCACGACCGCCTCCTTGCCACCCTTGCCGAGCACACGCATCGTCTCCGCCGTGATGTCCTCGCGGCGCAGCGCGGCGATCTCGCAGCAGCGCAGCCCGGCGTACGCAGCCAGCCGGCAGGACAGTCGGTGCGGCAGGTCGGCGCGGGTGGTCGCCAGGTGCACCTCCTGGTCGGTGGCGGGGTGCGGCAGGCCGATGGGGACCCGCGGGCGGCGCAGGGTGCTGGACGGGTCCCAACTGATCCACTGGTTCGCGGTGGCCCAGAGAAAGAACCGCCGCAGGTGCTGGCGATAGGTGGCGCGGGTCTGTACCGACCAGCCGTCGCGGGCGAGCCAGTCGACCAGCTCGTCGGTGGCGGCAGTGGGCAGTCCGGCGGGTAGCTCGCTCTGCGCGGCGAGCAGGACGCGGCGGGCGTCCTCGATGGTGTTGACGGCGTAGCCGCCGGCGGTCATCTCCCTGAGATGAGCCTCGATGATCTGTTCCGGGGCGGGGATCATTGATCCACCCTCGGACTGATCGCGATCGGTAGCCAATGGGTCACCGGTCCGCAATCAGGCCGCGACCGGTCGGGGCAGGACGGCCGGGCGGCGGAGGTCCGGACCGGTACCCGAGGGCTCAGATCGTCCCTTCGGATGCTGATCGACGCCGATCAACCCATCCCGGCGCCTGAGAATCTCTCGCGTACCGGGTCCGCCCGGGCGCCTGCGGCTCCCCCCCTTGCCGCCGCGGGGATACCCTCGGGTATCTCCGATCGGCCGGCCGGCACGCTCGCCGGTGAGTAGCCACATCCGGTCGCATCCGGTCTTCAGCGCGATCAGCGAGGAGATCTCGACGATGCGGCGGGGCAGCACGTCATCGCGCTCCCACGTCCGCCACGACTCCGGCGCGATGCCGCACACCGTCGCCGCCTCTTTGACGTTTCCCCAGGACATCCGCTGCCTGACCAGTGCGAGCCGCGCACCGAAGGTGCTGTCGTCCGCTGTCCATCCGGTGGAGCTGCGCTCCGCCTGCGAAGTGGTCATAGGCACAGGCTAGCCGGGTAACCACAGGATCGCCAGACATCACAGCCAAGCTGTGCTTGACACAGGTCGCTTGGCCGGCCTACGGTTCTGTGTATGACACAGCCTACCCCGCTTCTCACGCCTTCCCAGGTCGTGGAGAGGCTTGCTGCGGCGGGTGTCGTCGTCGTTGAGGAGACTGTCCGCGACTGGGCCCGCACGGGCAAGATCGCCGCCGCCCGGCTGCCGTCGGGCCGGTACCTCTTCCGCGTCGAGGACATCGACGCGATCGCCCAGCCCGTGGAAGCACGGGGTGCGGCATGACCCCCACGATCGACGCCGGCCGGCACAGCATCGGGCTGCACGACGCCGACCGGCTGCTCGCCGCCGCCGTACCCACGCCGTGGGTCGCCGGCGACTGGTGGCTGATCGACAAGCGGTCGCTGGACCTGCCCAGCGCCGGCCCGTACCAGTACGAGCTCGTCGCCGGCCGTGATGCGGCGATCGGGCGCCTGGCTCAGCTCGGCGGCATCTCATGAGCCGCCCGCCGCGCTCGGACAACCCGCTGACCGGCGGCGCCGCCGGTACCGGCCCGCGCGACAGCCGACCGCCCGCCACCGGCGACCGGGGTGGACGCCCGCCCCGCGACGGCCTGACCCCGCGCCGGTCGCGACCCCGCGTAGGAGGTACCCGATGAGCGCGCTGACCCCGGCGGAGGCCGCCGCACTGAGTCCGGAGGAGTTGCTGGTCGCCGCCACGCACCGCCTCGATGAGTGGATCGCCAACTTCCGTGACCTGATCGAGCGGACCGGTGAAGACGCGGCGCTCGAAAGGTTCGGCGACTACCTGGTCCTGCAGTGCGTCTCGACCCCGGATCTGGTCGTCGCCCTGACTCTGACCTGCCTCCTGCGCCTGGCCCGGAGTGCGTCGTGAGCGCCCGCGCCCTGGCCGGCTCCCGGGCCAACAAGCACCGGCCGATCGCGCGGCGCACACTGCCCAGCGACCGCCTGGTGGCGCGCCGCGAGGCGAAGGCCCAGCAGTACCTCGCCGCCGCCGACGACCATCCGCAGTCCTGCCGGTGCGGTATGCCTGCCCTCCTTCGAGCCGTTGCGGCCCTGGAGCACGACCCGGCGCAGGGCTCCCGGCCCGACCACGCCGCCCGGGCGGTGAGCGTGGACCAGCTCTGGCCGGCGATGGCCGGCGGTGGCCCGGCGTACCACCCGGGCACCGGCGTGAGCACCCACGCGACGCCGTTGACCTACGAGCGGCGGCTCACGGTCTACCTGCACCAGCGCGGCGGCAGCCAGCTCACCCCGCGCCAGCGTCGGCGCGCGCTGCGCAAGGCGTACCGCGAGTACGGCCGGGACGGTGCATCGTGAGCGCCCTGCGCGCCCTCTGGGCCACCGCGTACGGCCGGCTGGCTCTCGCCGCCACCATCACCGGCGCCCTCGCGCTCGCCTCGCCGTGGACGCACCTGCTCACCTGCGCCCCGATGCTGCTCGCACTCAAGCTCCCGGCGGCTGCTCCCGCGCCCCAGCGCGGTCCCGGAAGGGGGCGCGTCGGGTCGGGCGCGCCGAGCGCCGCCGGGCCCTACTCCTGGCCGGCGCCGCCATGGGCGCGCGACAGCCGGGAGGTCCCCGCAGGGGTGCGGGGACCGGGAGACCGCCTGTCCGGGGTGGGGGCGGTCTCCCGCTAAGCCCCCGGCCCGGGGTGGGACACCAGTCCCCGCCTCTCTCCACCACCCCGGGCCGGGCCAAGACGTAAGGAGGGCCCCGGCGAGTGACCGCCGGGACCCAGCGACCCAGACCCAACTAGGAGGTCAGTGTCATGCAAGACGTTACCAACGAGCGCGCCGAGTACATCGCCGGGCTACGCGAGCTCGCGGACATCCTTGAGGAACACCCCGAGCTAATGCTCCCGTACCGCGGCGCACACGCTCCGCTTGAGGTGATCCCCGGCGACGCCGACGAGCAGCGCGAGCAGCTCGCCGCGTGGGCGCGGGTGTTGCCCGGCAAGAAGCAGAAGGCGGCCGCGGGTGCCTCGGGTGAGCTGTTCCGCCTGACCGGCAACCTGCGTGGCTTGGCCTTCGAGGTGCTCTGCGTCCGCAGCGACGTGTGCGAGCGGGTCGTCACCGGCACCACCGAGGTGACCCGCGAGGTACCCGACCCGCAGGCGCTGGCCGCCGTGCCGAAGGTCACGGTCACCGAGACGGTGGAGACCGTCGAGTGGGTCTGCGGCTCCGTGCTCGACCAGCGGCCCGCCGAGGTGACCCCGTGACGCACCCGGATGACCCGCGCGGCGGGGCGGTGGCGTGGCTGCTGATCGGCCTGGTGATCCTGACCGTCGCCGTGATCTGCGCCGGGCGGTGGACGTCGTGACCGCCCCGACGTGGCGGCGGTACGTGCCGCGCCACCAGGAGCGGGACCGCACCGGCTGGCCGGTGATCAAGGCGGAGCCGGTCGTCACCGACGACCAGGGCTGGGTGAGCCTGGCGCCGGACTACATCGGCCGGCACCGCGCGCCGGTCGGCCCGGCGCAGGTCGGCGGCCTGCACATCGGCCGCGCCTGGTCCGGTACCGCGCTCGAGGCCGACTGCCGGTGCGGCAAGGCGCCGTGCGGGCTCGTCGACTCCGACCGGGTCCGCTGCGACGAGCACGCGGGCAGCCGCACGATGCGCCAGATCCACCGCGCGCAGACGTGCCCGGCGGTGATGTCATGACCGAGACCCTGTACCGGCTCGTCTGCACCTCCCCCGACGGCATCGACCGCGAGGGGCCGATGCTCAGCCGCGAGCGCGCGCTGTTGGCGTTCGACGCCGAACTCGGGTGCAGCACGCCCTGGCGCGGCAAGGAGCGCGTGCGGGTCCTCGACGAGGCGACCTGGCGGCGCCGGGCGGTGGCCCGGTGAGCCCGGCGGTGCGCGCCGTCGTCATCGCGCTGATCGCGCTGATCGCCGTGGCGCTGTGGGTGTACCAGGCGCAGACCGGGGGTGCGCGGTGAGCGCCGCCGAGCTCGTGCGCCGCCTCCGGGGCGAGATGCTGGGCTCCGTCGCCGCATTCGAGCACGCCGAGGCGGACTTCGCCGCCGTCACCGCCCAGTACCTCGTGGGCGCCAACGACGCCCGCGGCCGCGTCGACGCGCTCGTACGGGCATCCGCCGACCCCGACCGGCGCCAGGCACAGGCCGACGCCGCCTACCACCGTGACCGCGCGCTGATGTACGCCGCCGCGATCCAGGCGCTGCACGTGCCGCTGCTGGGCCTGCTGCGGCGGCTACCACGCGAGTCGACCGACGAGGACCTGCGCGACGCGCACGCCCCGACCCGGGCCGCCGGGGACGGGTACGCGCTGGGCGCCGGGCCGGGACGGAGGGTGACGTGAGCCGGCCGGTACTGCTGGATCTGTTCTGTGGCGCCGGCGGCGCGGCGATGGGATACCACCGCGCCGGCTTCGACGTGGTCGGCGTGGACATTCAGGCGCAACCGCACTACCCGTTCCGGTTCATCCAGGCCGACGCCATGACCTATCCACTGGCCGGGTTCGACGCGGTCCACGCCTCGCCGCCATGTCAGGACCACACCGAGTTGGCCTTCGGCATCGGCGGCCGGCGCGAGCCCAGGCAGTTGATCGCACACATCGGCGCGGAGCGTGCCGCATGACCGCCGTCGACATCGCCGAGTTGGTGATGGCCGGCCTCAGCGTCGCCGTGCTGGTCGCCGTGGCGGTGGCCGCCTCCGTGGGCGGCGCGCTGCGGTACCTGCACCGCGACCCGGTCGACGCCCACGCCGGGCAGGCCATCGCCGTGCTCGGGCTCAGCCCGCAGCAGCGCCGCCACCACGGCGAGCAGGCGCTCGCCGAAGCCACGTCCACAGTGGATGCCGCGTACGCGCGGTACGCCCACTACTACCTCACCTCGGAGAGTGCATCGTGACCACCGAACGGGTCTTTCTCGTGATCGGTGCCGATCGGAAGATCCGCGCCGCCCGCCGCCCGCAACTGCGCATCGACGAGGTCGCCATCGGCATCAACCTCAACTTCCCCGACGGCTGGGGCCGGGTCGTTGGAGACCTGACCGTGAACGTCCCCGACTTCGCCCCGGACGTAGATCTGGCGGTGACCCCCGATGCGTGAGGCCCTGTCCGTCACCCTGCTCGCGCTGGCCGCCGGCATCCTGGCCCTGGCCGGCATCGCTATCCTGCGCCGCGCGGCCCGGCCGCGCGAGGCCACCCAGGAGCCTCCCTCGCCGGCTGCCACCGCGCGGGGTGTGCTGCTGCGCCTGGTGCGGCAGGTGGTCCAGCGTGAGCCTGCGCACGTCGGGGCGACCGAGCGCTGGTCGCCCGCCGCCGAGGTCGGCCAGGCCGCGCCGAGCCGGGAGCCCGCGCCGGACTGGGACACCGGCGAGTGGGCGCTGGACGTCCACCGCGAGCTGAACCGCCTCGAAGACGACTTCCGCCACGACGTCGAGCACCTCTGGTCGGGCTGGTATGACCGGCTCGGCATCGACGCGCGGACCCGGATGCGCCTGGCGTCCTCTGTCGAGGACACCGGGCAGATCGACCGGGCCGAGCTGGACGCGATGCTCGCGGAGGTGGGGGCGTGAGCGTCTGGCGCCTACTGCTGCTCCTGGCCCGGCACACCGCGTGCGGTCGCGGCCGGGACGAGATCTACCTCGTCGTGCACGCCCTGCCCGCGCCGCTGGCCAACCTGGCCGACCGCGCCAACTGGCGCCTGGAAGACCTGACGTTCACCGACGACCGAGACCGGTTCGTGCTGCTGCACGCCGAGCACGAGATGGCCAGATGAGCACCTGGGGCGAGATCATCACGGCGCTGCGGGCGGTCCGCGAGGCACGCAGGCTCAGCGCCCGCAGCGTCGCTCGGGCCATCGGCGCGGCCGCGACGAGCGTGTCGGTCTGGGAGCGCGGTTCGCACATTCCGCTGGTGACCTCCGTCATCGACTGGGCGCACGAGCTGGGGTACGAGCTGGTACTGCAACGCGTGGCCTGCACCTCGGCCCGGTGCGCGTACTGCCGGTGCGACCCGGCGCAGTGCGCCGCCGACGACACCGGCGGGTACTGCGCGGACGTGGCCTGCGGGTCATGCCTGCACGGCTGCCCGGCGGACGCGTGCAACCCCGGCGGGCAGATGGAGACCGAGAAGACGGGAGATGACCGGTGAGCCGCTTCACGCCACCGATCCGGCGGGTCGAGACCGCCAAGGGCCACTACTACAAGGACGCCGCCGGTGCCCGCGTGCCCGGCGTTACCACCATCATCGGCGACGGCGTACCCAAGCCGGCCCTCATCAACTGGGCCGCGAACACGACCGCCGAGGCCGCCGTCGACCGGTGGGAGGAGCTTGGCGCGCTCGGCCCGGCCGCCCGACTCAAGGTGCTGCAGGGTGCCCGGTACGAGGCCAAGGACACCGCCGCGCGTCGCGGCACCGAGGTCCACCGCGCCGCCGAGCAACTGCTGGCCGGCAAAGCCGTGCAGGTCGGCGACGACATCGCCGGCCACGTCGAGGCGTACGCCAAGTTCATGGAGGAGTTCGAGGTCCAGCCACTACACGTCGAGTTCTCGTGCGTCTCCTACCGCTGGGGGTACGCCGGCACTGCGGACCTGTGCGCCCGCGTGCGGGTACCCGAGCGCGGCCCGACGCTGCTGCTGATGGACCTCAAGACCACCCGGTCAGGCATCTTCGGTGAGACGGCGCTGCAGTTGGCCGCCTACCGGTACGCCGACAAGTGGATTGTGGACGGTCAGGAGATCGACCCGCCCGAGGTCGAGTACTGCGCCGGTATCCACGTGCGTGCCGACGGGTACGACCTGGTGCCCGTCGAGGCCGGCGAGCAGGAGCACAAGGACTTCCTGTACGCGATGCGCGTCGGCCAGTTCACCGCCCGCTCCCGCGACCTCATCGGCGGCCCGATCATGCCGCCGTCGACCAGCACGTTCCGACTCGTCAGGGAGCAGCAATGACCACCGACATCGCCATCCCCCAGTCGGGCGCCGACCTGGTCGCGTTCGGCGCGCCGTCCGACGCCCTGGCCCGCCTCGGCGAATGGGTCGAGGCCGCCGGCCACGCCCACCGACTCGTCGCCCCGCTGGTGGGTACCGCGTTCATACCGGACGCCTACAAGCCCAAGGTCGACCCGCGGGCGACGCCGGAAGAGAAGGCCGAGGCCCGGGCGACCGCCATCGCCAACGCCACCGCCGCCGTGTTGCAGGGCATCACGCTCGGCCTGGATCCGATGACCGCGCTGCAACAGATCTACGTCGTGCACGGCAGGCCCGGCATGTACGCGAAGATCAAGGTGGCGCTGTTGCAGTCCAAGGGCCACGAGGTGTGGACGGAGGATCTGACCGACACCCGCGCCGTCGTGGCCGGACGACGCCGGGGCAGCCAGCAGATCGAGCGGATCACCGTCACGATGGACCAGGCCCGCAAGGCCGGCTGGACCCGCAACGACAACTATGCTAAGACCCCGCAGGACATGCTCTGGGCGCGCGCGGCCGGCCGGGTGTGTGATCGGGTGGCGCCGGATGCGCTGATGGGCATCGCCTCGGTGGAGGAGATCCAGGACACCATCGCGGCGCCGGAATCCGGCGCCCGGACGGTGAAGCCGCCACGGCGCGCCGCAGCGGCGATTCCCGCCGCACCGGAGGAGCCGCCGCTCGACGACGAGCCCGTGGCCGCCGAGCCGCAGCCGCAGGCACCGGAGCCCGCCGAGCCCATCACCACCGCGCAGCAGCGCAAGCTGCACGCCCTGCTGCGCGAGCGGGACCTGACCGACCGGGAGGCCGGGCTCGCGCAGATCTCGCTGATCCTCGGGCGGGACGTCGAGTCCACGAAGGACCTGTCCAAGGCGGACGCGATGAGCGTCATCGACACGCTGATGGCGGCGCCAGAGACGGCCGAGCCGGAACTGGACGGTGAGCAGTGAGCGACCTGCGGTCTGACCCGCTGCTGTCCGGACAGCTCGACCTGCTCGCGGTGATCGTGGCCGGCGCGCGACCGGCGGTCGCACTCGACGAGCGCGCGGCACTGCGCGAACTGCTGAAGATGTTCTTGGACGAGCCGGATCACGCCGGCACGGTCGCCGCGTTCGCGGTGGTCGAGCTGGCCCGGCGAGACCTCGCCGCG